ATTCTTATAGGTGCTTCGGCCATTTTAAACATTGCGTCCTTAGCTTCTTTTACTGTGTTCTTAACAACCCCGGAGTTTATTCCAAGTTTACCCATTAATCCTCCTAAAGCTCCTAGTGCTTCTCCGGAAAGGCCCATAGCGTTGGCAATAGCTTTCTGGTATCCTTCCTCTTTCTTCATTTCATCAGCAAGACTAGCTGCTAATGTTGACTGCGCAGCCATGTTTACCGCTATTAGCTCGTCTTTACCCATTCTTTCGGCAAGAGAGTCTAATATCTTATCGTTTGCTGCTTGTGCTCGAGTGTAGTGGTGAAGTTTTGCTGTGTTACCTTTTTCGGTTGCTTCTTGAATTTCTATTGCAATTTCTCCACTTTTGTCCATAGCAGCATCGTGGGCTGCTATGTTGTCTAATTTGTCTTTTGCAAGTTGACTACTAAGAGATGCTGCTTCTATGGTTCGTGCAGCTTCTTGTTTACTATGCTTTAGTTTTAGTTTTGCTAATTCTCCTGCATTTCCTGCTATCGCTAAGTCTTCTTTTGTTAAAGCTAGTAACTTGTTTGCAAGTCCTAAAGCTTGTTGATCTATATTATGACTCTTTTGCTTAGAGTTTGCTAAAGCTGCTGCGTCCTCTACTATCCCTCTACCTATGTTACGTAGTTCTGTTTGAATTATTAATGCTTCTTTATCTGCTGACATCTATGTTGGTTATATGGTATAAATAGGTAAGGCCCGCTTAATTGCGAGCCTTTGTACTATAGTCGGAGTTTGAAGGAATGTTAGGTCCTCTCACTTGTTGATTGTCCATTGTTTTTCCGCCTTCTGATGCTTCTTTCTCTTTTTCGTAGTGTTCGTTGATCTTTCTAAAAGTGAAGTTTCTTAGCCAAACCGGCATGTGGTAAACAGTATCGTGATCGTATCCTCCCTTTCCATGAAAAACTATTTCATGTATTTGGGTAAAAAGTACTACCCTATACTCCGGCGTCAGGCCAAAGAAATGTAACCCCAATTGGGATTTCTACCCCTCCTTCTGGTCCATCTTCTGGATGAAACATCATATTGATGTCTGGTTGAAATTCTTTTAGATGTTTTCTGAATGCTCTAGAGTCTCTAGCTAAGAATTCATTGTCTACAAAAGATCTAATCTGTTTCTTTGTTTCGTCTCCGTTAACAGACAGTACGATATATTTTAATCTTGTAGATAGTGTAGGGCTATTGTTCTTATGAATCTTTGCTAATCCTTTTAATTCTGCTTCTACCTCTTGTTCTACTCTATGAGTTAGTAATCTGTATTCTATTTTAGTCTTAGAGTGCGGTAATACGTATTCAAACCTGTTTTCTTTTGCATCTACAATATCCTTATGTAGTTCGTTGTTTACCAATTTCGATAAGTCTACACTTTCCTCTTGTCCGTTATATGTGAAGCTATATTCTGATCCGTATCCTAATATTCTTGCTGCAATAAGTATTGCGTTCTTATCTCCAGTTAGTAGATCTCCATATACAACAGTTGAATCAACTATCAACGATTTAAGTAACTTATCTATTACAGTTCCGTTTTTAATGTAGTTTTGGTTTGTTAAGATATCTTCTTCCTTTGCAGTCATATACTTTAATTCAACCTGTCCAGACCGTAGACTTGAATCTTCCGGGTATAGAATTCCTTTTGAAGGAAGGTCTATCATCTCACTCGGGTACTTACTTGTTTTTTCCATAAATTTGATTTTTACTCTAGTGTATTTTTATACTGTTATAAATATACGAAGAATACTTTATAGATCCAACTATATTTTATTTTAATTTAAACATAAAAAAACCTACTCCTGATAAGGGAATAGGTTTTGTTTTTCTAGAGTAAAGTTTTCTCTTCTTATTAGAAGTTTAATACACAGTAGTCCATTGCTACTGTCATTGTAATCTCTGCTGCATCTGCTGATGACCAGTCGTAGTCTCCTTCTGCCATATCTTTAATGAACGCTCCTTTGATAACCCATTCTCCGATTACATCTCCAATTGGTCCTAAAATGTTCAATGTAAGATCTTGTTTGTAGTCTGCAGCATATCCTGCTCTTCCAGTTAAAGATTCGTACCCTGTTCTTGCCCATTCCATTACTGCTTGAGATCCTGCTGGTGCAATTGGATTGTACAATGTCATTGACATGTCTTTCCATTCTCTCTTTCCTCTTAATTTTCTGTAAGAGTTGATGTGATCTAATTTAATAACCCCGTCTTCAAATCCTGGTGCTGATACTTTCTTTACCATGAATGCTGGAATATCGTTCATGTGCATGATAAACCTGTTTTTTACTTTAGGTTCGAATGCTTGAAACATCATTTCGTTTGTGCTTAATACTGCCATAATTTTTTTGTTGTTATGTTGTGTTCTATTATTTGAATATAAATAGAATTAAGTTTTAAATTAACCTTTCTTAGTTCTCAACTATTTATTGTTGTATCAGCGTTTAAGTCTAATGTAATTATGAAGAAGATTAAGAGTTCAAAATGTAAAACATGTAATACTGTTTTTACTAACAAATATAACAATCCCGGAACCTATTGTGGCTATGCCTGTAAAAACAGGGATCCGGAATTACTAAGTAAGTCCAACCTTAAACGTAAGCAGACATGGGATGTCTTAGGTGGCCACCCTTTAAACAGTCCTATTATAAAGGCTAAGAAGAAAGCTACTATGTTGGAACGTTACAACGTTGCTCATGCCCTTCAATCTAAAGAGATCTACAGTAAGATGTCTAGTACCAAGTTTAAACGTTACGGGGATTCTTCTTTTAACAATTCTCCTAAAGGAGATAGTACTAGGTTTATTTTATACGGGTCTTCTTTTGTTAAGGTTTCTACTTTCTTAGATAAACATATTGAACTTTACTCTAGTTGGGATGAAGAGGAGGTTAATCCTTCTAACGGTTCTTCTGAAGTTGCTAACTTTATTAGGTCTATAGTTCCGAATATCTCTTTGATTGAAAAAGATACATCTCTTTTAAACGGAGGTGAGTTGGATATTTTTCTTCCTGACTTTAACTTAGCTATTGAATTTGTAGATAACTATTCTCAAATTAACTCATCTAGGGAAAGTTCTTTTCATGTGAAGAAAACTAAAGCTTGTTCTTGGAGGGGTGTTGAGTTGATTCACATTACTGAGTATGATTGGATTAATCGTGTCGATATTGTAAAGTCTATTCTTAGATGTAAACTTGGCAGAGGTTTAACTAATCTAGACATATCTAAATGTTCTGTTATGGAGATTCCTTCTAAGGTTAAAAAAGGTTTTATGCAAACTAACCATATTCAAGGTAATTGTAGAAGTGGGATAAACTTAGGTCTTTTCTACGGTGAAATACTTGTTGGGGTGATGCTTCTAAATAGGTCTAAGTTTGGTGAGGTTGGTCAGTTTGAAATTTTAAGGTTCTCTCTTTTAAAAGACTACTCAGTTGAGGGAGGTTTTTCTAAAATGGTAGAGTTCTTTAAAGCTCAATACGTACCTACCTTATTAATCTCGTATATAAACAGGAATTACAGTTCAGGGAGTATGTACAGTAGTTCGGGGTTTATCTTTACGGGATTCACAAAGCCGGACTACTCCTATATTAAAGGCTCTCATTCTTACCCTAAGCAAATGTTTAGTAAACGTATCTTAAATTCTATTCTCCCTCTTTTTAATAAGGATTTAACGGAAAAGGAAAATATGGAGATTAATGGGTTTGTTAGGGTTTTTAATACAGGTAGTTTAATTTTTACACTTCCGACGTAAACAAAAAGAAAGAGACCGTTAAGTCTCTTCCTGTATTCTTTAAATTTGAATCTTATACTATGCTCCGAAAGATGCTCCTGTTGGTTCGATTGTGAAATCTAACGTGATGAATTCTGCTGTCTTTGTTGGCTGGATAAAGATTTGTCCAACTAATTGGTTTCTATCTACGATATCTGCTGTATTGTTGCTGTCGTCCATTACAACTCTAAAAGTATATAGTCCTTGTTTCTGTACGATTAATTCCATATACGGGTTAACCTTAGATAAAAATCTATTTCTTGTAGCGATTGTGTTTTGTTCAAAAACAAGTCCTCTTGCTTGAAGTCCGATGAATCCTTTAAGTTCAATTAATAAACGTCTTACATTTACTCTATCTAATGCTGATGCTTTAGCTTGTAATGTTTTTTGTCCGAATACCGATATTCCTTGTCCTGGAAAAGATGCAATTGGATTTATTTTTCCAATATATAAAGTATCTCTTTGAGTTCTTGTTAAGCTTCTTTCTGCTCTTGCTACTCCTGTAATTCCACCTCTAACTAATCCTGCTGGTGCAAACCATGGTGCTGATGTGTTATCGTTAAATGCATATACTCCTGGTATAACTGTTGAAGCTGGTACCCATTTGTTGTTACCTGTTGCAGATGTCATTGATAACCATGGCCAATATGTTGCTGCATATGATGAATTAACTGCTGCTCCAGCTGCTGCTGCTACTGCTACTGTTTTACCGTGTGTGTTTAAATCTACAATTGCGATACAGTCTCCTCTACCTTCTGCTAGACTAATTAATCTATCTACCTCCGGTATGTGTGCTGGAAATTCTCTAACTAATCCTGGTGCTGATATAACCTTAAAGTTATATTCTTCTTTGTTGGTCAAAAGGTTAAGTACGTCTGTATAGTGTCCTGCTTCCAATCCTTGTGTGTTTGTCTCTACTATATGCTCGTTAAAAAGAGCTCCTGTTATTACAGTTCCTGTTGCTCCTGCGAATACTCCGTTTCCTTCTACCGGAAGTGATGAAGAATATGAAGTTCCGTTGGCATCATCGTTGATAGCTACTCCATCGTTTGCTAAGTAGTTCGGAGTCTTTGAGTCTATTGCAGATATTCTAATATAGTTAGATTTGTTTGGATAATCTCCCTCTACTTCGATATAGTTTTCCGATACGTTTAATGTACGTTTCTGGTTTCCTATTACTTTTTCAATATAATTACTCGCTAAAGGGTCTAGAGATATCCCAGTAAAAGATTCTAATACGATTCTAGAATTAGTACTATCGTCTCCTCTTCTCACAGTAAGTGTAAAGGTTCCTAAGTGTTGATTTTTGTTTGAAATTTCCCATCTTAAGTTATCCACTGTTCCATCAGGTCTTGTTCCGTCAGGGTTAGCTGATCCGGTCATATTAAGCAGTTCACCTTTTCCTAGTGTTTCTATTGTGAATCCGTCTGAAACTGCTCCACTATTTAGAATGTCTACCGATGCTGCAGTGTAGGCCTCTCCTACTACTCTTGTAACTAGCATAGATTCTCCACCTTGTTCAAAGTAGTTCTTTACTGCTAGAGATGTTAAAAATTCTTCTGTGTTTGTTCCGTGTTGGAATGTTGTTCCAAATACTGCTTCGTATTTTGCATACGATGTAACTACAGTTGGATCCTCTACTGGTCCTTTTACTGTTGGTCCTACAATAGCCGCTCCTGCTGGTGCTGCTGCTGGTTGGATGAAAGACTTATCGATCTCTCTTGAAAATACTCCTGCGGAGCTTGTTGCTTCTGCCATGTTCTGTTTAGGTTTGTTTAATGTCTTTATTATTTATTTGAATTCTCACTCTATGTCTGTTTA